CGCAGTGCAGCGTTAGAGCAATCCTGGCCTCTGTTGACGGGGAAAAGCGGGATGCAATGGTCGCGGCGCTTGGAGACCTCTCTATTGACTCTAGCGCCATCTCCAGATGGCTGCTAAAGAATGGCCATGACGCCAAGCCGCATACGCTTGCCCGACATCGCCGGAAAGAGTGTAGGTGCGAATAGTGGGAAACCCATTAGACGAAATCAAGGCAATCCAGACGGAAATGCAAGCCGAGAGGCGGCCAAAGCGTCAGCACCCAGAGGGCTGGGAGCCTGGGGTGTCTTGGAACGGCAATGAGGGAACCATTACCACGACCGGAATGCCGGCGGAGAACGCCCCAGACTGGGCCACCGTGCTCAAGGTTTGGGGGCTTGATCCAGAGCATTTTGACGTTGTAGAGCCAGTTCTTTTTAACGTCTGGGGCGACACGCTTGGCGTGCTAAACAGGCAGTGGAAGGGCAAGGTTGTACGCAAGACCGCATCAATGAACAACGACGTACACGAGATCATTGATGAGATTAAGAAGCATCGTTTTGTTCGACCAGTTGTCGCCGATAGCGGAACGGCTATGATTGTCGCCATCTCCGACCTCCAGCTCGGTAAAGGCGAGAACGGCGGCAGTGCCAAGATCGTAGAGCGCTTTCTTGCGGGCATCAACGAGGTTGAGAGCCGCTGGAAGGAGCTCCGCAAGGCTGGTAGGCCCCTGTCCAAGATGGTTGTCGTTGGCCTCGGTGACATCATCGAGTCCTGCGACGGGCACTATGACATGCAGGCATTCCAGACAGACCTAGACCGCCGTGAGCAGGTCACAGTTGCCAGGCGCCTGATTACCAAGGCGCTGACGCAGTGGTCTAAGTTTGCCCCAGAGATGCTGGTTGCCTGCATCCCTGGTAACCACGGTGAAAACCGCAAGAACGGCAAGGCGTTTACCACCTTCGGGGATAACGACGATGTTGCCGTATTTGAGCAGGTAGCAGAGATTCTTGCCGCTAACGAAGAGGCATACGGTCACGTCAAGTTTGTCATTCCAAAGAATGATCTGACCATGGTCATTGATGTCTACGGGACGATTGTCGCCCTTGCGCACGGTCACCAGGCCCGAAGAGGCGGCGGTAATGCTATTGGCAAGATCGAGAACTGGTGGGCTCGTCAGGCGCTGGGAATGGCCCCTGTCTCTGACGCGACGCTACTCTTGACCGGCCACTACCATCACCTGGCCCTTGCCCAGCACGGAGCCAGAACACACATTCAGGCGCCGTCGCTCGATGGTGGCTCGCAGTGGTACCGAGAGGTTGCGGGCGTAGACGCACCCGCAGGGATCTTGACCTTGGCGGTTAATAAGGACGGCTGGGATGACCTGAAGGTTATGGCCTGCCGTATCGACTAGCGATCAACGCGCTCTGCGCGGAGCAGCAAATGGTGACGGATGGCCTCGAAGTCTACCGCGATAACGCGGAACTCGAGGCCATCGGTCTCTAGGCGGTCATTGAGTATCGGCTTATCTCTACCCTCTAGGTACGGCGTCCAGAAGCGGTAGACCTGCCTAGAGGTCATTCCCGTTGGGTTGGCGTAATCCCTGCTTCCGTCTTCCCTGAGGGATTGGTAGTGACACTTCTTTATCCAGATTGTTTCATCTGTCGTGATTGGCGTTCCGTCTGCGGCCTGGCTAGATAAACCTCTTCTCTTCAGCGTTACTGTTGCCATAGCCCCCGGAATCATCTGAGCGACACCGAGATGTACTGGTCAAGGATTGCTGCTGCGGTTGGCGGTATAGACAGGGCGGAATACCTTCCGGCAGACACCTGTGGGAGTCTTTCCATGGTGGTATCTCCAACCGTAAGCCTTGTTAGCAGGCCCATGCCGCTCTGGTACAAGGAGTCCCTGGCGGCAAGGTCAATTGCAATTAGAGCAGTCGCATCCTTGATCTCGTGCGGGGTCACCTTATACCCATGAGTGTAGACAATCTTTGCTACCGGGTTAATCAAGCCGAGCGCGACAATTGCGGGGAATAGGGAGTAGGTGACGTTTGCAAGGCTTGTGACCTCAACATAGTTCTGGGTAGTGTTGATGAAAAGGTCGCTGTTATTGAATGTAGCTCTCTGGGTGTTGCTAACGAATACTTCAAGCGAGCCAACAGATATAATAGGGGAGTTGTACGGGAATACTCTACGTGTTTGTTGGTTCCAGGTGTGCTGCTCGGTGCTTTCTAGGTGCTGGAAAGAGAACCCGCAGTAGCTGTCCACCATTGAAGAAGCAACTGCTATGAGTCTCTCAAGCCTGTTGTCGGTGGACTCCGTTCCGTCTGGCAGGGAGAGCGCACCGAGCTCATATTCTCTAAACTCGGAGACCGTAAGGTAGCCCATCTCCTTGCCCTGGAATGCGGTTGCCCATGCGCTTGCTGCGGATGTCCCCGTGTTGAAGAGCCTGTAGGTGTACCAGTAGTTGGTTGGATAACCCGAGTCGGTGTAGTTGTAGACCCCAACCTTTGAGTCAAGGGATAGCACTGATCCGATATTAGTGAACGTTCCGTTCTGAGCGTTAGCGTACTCCTCGGTCGAGGCTCTACCGATCTGGATGCTGGTGTATGCGGCGGCCGATGCCGAAGGGTCAGCGATGTTTACGGTAACTTTTATCATGTGTCCATCCTAAAGCAATGGGGCCCGCATGGCACCTAATAAGTGTCCTGCGAGCCCCAATGCAAACTACGGAGTTAATTACTCGGCCTTGCCGAAAACCTTCTCCAACTCAGCCTTCTGGGCATCGGTAAGCTCGTTCTTTGCTGGAGCAACTGCGGATTCCGACTCAACGGTGCAACCCTGGGCAATTACTTCAACAAGATGCTTAGCCTTGACGGTTCCAACCGCCTGGTGAAATCGGACGACGGTGCCGTCTCCGAGAACCAAAGATGAAAGTCCGCTGTGATTGCGAATCTTAACAATCTGGTCATCGGCAACAGCAACCTTTGCGGCCGCGACGGCCTTCTTGGCTACTGCTGCGGAATCTACCGCAGGAGCTTCTCTCTTATCATCAAACATTTTTCGCTCCTAACGCTTCCGGGACCCCGGATTTCTCCGGGGTCCCTTCAGCAAATTGCCTAGATTAGGCGGTTACGCGGATCTTGGCCTGGAACTGAGGAGCCTTGTTCGCAAAGCCCTGCATCACATACATGATGTAGAGTCGCGTCAGGGCGCCGTTCACGCCAATCGGGATCTCGAGCGTCGTGATCGAGTCCGAACCAAGGTACGGCATCGACCATCCGGCCTCATCTACCACGTAGATATCGCGATAGTCCGTTCCTGAGATCGCATACGAGCCAATGGCGTCGCCTGGGACCGCAAGAATTGGAAGCGAACCAGCCGCCGTAACGACCGAGCCGAAGGTTGCGCCAGCGAGCTGGTCAACCTGCGATGGGGCGTTGTAACGAACAAGGTTCGTGAGCTCGTTCACAAGACCGGCGTAATCCGTCGGGGTGCAAACGATTGCCGATGGGTTTCCGCCGTTGTCAAGGACGCCAGCGACGGCAGTGTTGATCGTGGAAAGATACGAAGCCGTACCCTTACCAACAATCTCGTTGCCGGCAGCAGCGGCCGTGCCGAGCAGCTTGCGGAGTCCGTCAAACGAGTTGGCGTCATAGGCGCCAAGCTCGGTTGCAGCACCAGCAGCCGTCGTTACGGTTGCGTTGCCCTGGAACAGGGTCTTCTGAAGCTTGTGCGCAATGGCGGTGACGCCGCTGCCAAGCTCCTGGGAAAGGCCGTTAAACGGAGAACCGCCGGCGCCAAGCGCAAACTGGTTCTTGAGGGTGATACCACGGCGGGTTGCGAGCACGGCGACGTTAGTCGTCTGGCGCACATAGGTCGCGTTATCGTCCGTCACGGTGCCGGTTTCCGTCTGGAATACGGCATCGCCATAGGCGGTCTGCTGGTTGAACGCGTGCACGAGGCCGTTTGCCGGCTCCTTGCGGATGCGCTCAAAGAATGGGAACTTCTTTACGAAAAGGCTGTAAAGGATAGGCTCGAGGTCCTGGCGGATGAGCGCCGTACCGGCCGAGCTATCAAGGGCCTTTGCGATTGCTGGGTTTGACATTGCAAGCTGGTTAAGCACTGCCGAATCGGCCTGCTTTCCGGCCTGTGTCGAAGCCTGAACATCGAGCATCTCGTTGAGCTCGGTGGTTGACATCTTTGAGAACTTCTTGCGAAGCTCGCGCTGGACGGCATAGGCCTCGGCTGGGTCAAACGTGCTCTTCTTATCGACGTCAATCTCGCGACCAACGTGGACATCGTTCAACGAGGCAAGGCCTCGCTCGACGTCCTGGAGCTTCTCACGAATCTCACTCATGATCTATTAATCCTTCTGCGCCTCAAGGACGCGCTGTACATATGGGCTCAACCACGGAGCATTCTCCGCGGCCTTAACCTGAATTCCTTGCGGAACATCAATAGACTTTCGCCCAACCCCAAGAGCACTAATGCGCTCAATGAGATCGAGAGCCTTCGACATGTCCTCTTCGACCTTGGCCTTTGCCTCTGCGAGTTCGGTCACCTGCGCCTTAAGGGCGGCAACCTCCTCGTGAGCAGCGTTGGCTGCATCAAGAGCGGACTTTGCGATTGACTTGACCTCCTCAAGGGGGGTCACATCAGCCTCGACAACCTCCGCTGCTGGGGCCTCCTCAACGGGGGCCTCAACAACAACTTCCGCCTCGGCCGCTTCCGGCTGTACGGATGATTCATCGCCGTCGAGGGACTTCTCCTCCTCGACGAGCTTGGCGCCAAGCGCCTCAAGCGCAGCAACGGATGGGTCCTTAGCAGGCTCTTCGGCCTCCTCAGGCTCTTCCACCGGAGCGTCTTCCTCACCATCTGGCGAAGCAGAGGCCTTTACCTCTTCCTTCTCCACTGGGTTGGTCTCGTCTTCCGAGACCGCAGGAGCCGCTACTGGCTGCTTATCTTCGTTGTCCGTGCTGACCGTAACGGTCACACGGGTCTTCTTCTCAAGTTCGCTATCCATACTATTCTCCACACTACTTTCTGCTGATTCCGGAGCATCGCCCGGCATTTCCGGTTTTTCTTTTTCTATTGAGCCATCCTCTCCTTCAGCCTCAAACTCCTTGACGCTATCGATAACATCGACAGCCTCTTTGGCGCTTCGAAGAGTTGACATTTTGTGCCCAACAAGAGTTTCTGTTGGCTTTCCTTCTCGGTAAACCCTAATAAGCACGGCTGGGTCTTCTGGGGTTGCGTTGAGAACAAACGAAGAGCCGGGGACGCTAAGTCTGCCTTCTCTTACAATTTTTGTAATCTTCCCAGTTGCATCTCCGCCGCTTGAGCCCCATCGAACCATGTCGCCAACGGAATACTTGCTGGCCTTTGTTTCAAAATCATCTTCGTCAAGAAGGTCAAGGTCAACACCAGCGGACTTAATGCTCTTAATAGCACTATGAAGGTAGGAACGCTGGTTAGCTGGAATGCCAACCACGCTTGCCTCAAGGAGTCTGACCTTTTCAATCACAATTGACTCTGGCTGATCGCCATCGGCAGCCTTGCGGCTGGCCTTCTCGACCCGAGCGCCAATGGACAGGCCCAACTTGACGCCGCGCTTGATTGCGCGATATGCCCGAAGTGCCTCTGGGTTCTCGTCCTCGTTTACGACACGGATATTCACATCCAGATCATAAACTTCTTGGTTTGTCTCCGAGTCCCACCGCTTGATGATCTCGGCGTCAGTAGCCGAGCCAAAGAGGTCCTCTGGGACATTGTAGTTATGATTCAAAAAGACCGTCATATTCTGACGGGCTGTGTCGGCCATAGACTTTAGCGCGTTAAGGGACATCTCATCGCCGTGGAGGTCCCTAATTGAGGAGGATGTGGTTCCCGCGACGAACTTCTCGCCCATATCGTTCTCATATGCCTTTAGGGCATTTGTATAAATCTTGAAGTCCAAGTTCATTTCCTCCGGCTACTATGCTTCAAAGGCGCACGGGGCGCTACCGCCACCAACCTGGTAAACGGCTGTGTCAGTAGATAGTCCCGTATGATCACCCGTAGATAATCTACCAATAAGGGTCTTTTCGCAAGGATATTCATTCCTACACATGCCTGTAATATACAGGTTTTTTATACAAATTGTTTAGAAAAGTGTATACTGACAAGCATGTGTGAGAGAGGGGCAGTTAACTGCCATTTATGTAGGGAATTGAACGCGTCGGAGACTGCCCTTATTGACATAGTGCTAACTATGAGACGCCTGCAAAAGACCCTTTCCCCGATCATGAAGCGCTACGAGGAAATACACCGGGCGCATTCCAGATGCGCGCTTTGCACCATTATGGTCGGGCCAGAGCACCTGGAAACCAAGCTGGTGCCAGAACCCATGGTCCCTAGGGCAAAGGGGCAGAAAAGGTACTCTGTCTGCCCAAACTGCTACGACACGCTCAAATCCATCAAGAGGAGCGTCCCCCAGCAGATTAAGTATTCTCGTCATGTTGAGGAAGAATTGGCTAGGCTAGACGAAGATGATAAAATTGAGTATGATGGCTTCTGGAGAAAGTTTAGAGATGAGAATATTGTAGACACGGACGCCATTCTTGGGCTCGGTGAAGAAAATTCCGACGCCGATCCTAAAGAGGGGGACGAGGAATAAATTGGAATTTAGCGAAAGTGTCGAGATTCATTTCGAGGACGGGAGATATGTCGTGCCGAAGTGGTGGGGCCGCCTACCGTCTTTTCGTGGCATTGGAATGGTTGATGGGATTAGAATGGTCCCGTTCAAGTACACGGAAGCAAGGGCGATTGTAAATAAGGATCTAGACCAGACTGCAATCACTAATGCAATCAGATCTTGGAGAACAAGAAAGCCGAAAGAGGAAAATTCGTGGTAATGATGCCTTGGGAGCGACTAAAGCGCTCCGAATCTACTTCGCAAGCACAAGCAACAGTTGATGCGATTAAGGACGCAATCCTTATCCCCAACTACGATTCGCAGCCGTATGCACGAGGGGCTGGTCAGAGCACGGTTCAGAAGCGATCTGTCAACATGCTTAGGAAGTGGTCGAGAAACAATCCATGGATTAGGGCTGCGATCAACTTGCGCCGCCAGCAAATCAGCCGAGCGCGATGGGATATCGTCACCATTGATGGCGAGAGTCAGGCAAGCGTGGAAATTGTCCACAAGATTAAGCACCTCCTTAGGGACCCAAACACACGAATGGATTCGTGGAGATCATTTATCGAGCCCATTGTCGAAGACATATTGGTACTCGACCAGGGTGCCATTGAAAAGGAACTAACCGTTGGCGCGAAGGCTGGACGAGCCGTTGATCCAATTAAAAACCTCTGGCCAAAGGACGCTTCGAGAATAGCGTTTGATCCAAGCTGGGACGGAAGCAACCTAAAGAAGGCCAGATATTTCGAGTATGACGACACGGGCAAAGTCATTGCTGAGTACAAGAACGAGGAAATGGTTGTAATTGTTGCCAACAAAGTGACGTACTCGCCACTCGGCCTTTCGCCACTTGAGGTCCTTGCTGAGACGATTGAGGCAGACCTCCGTGCTGCAAAGTACAACAACAACATTGTCGAGCAGGCAACCCCTCCCGGCATTATCGACCTTGGCGAGGGCGTGCGCCCAGATCAGGTCGATGCATTTAAGACCTACTGGGAGGGAGAAATCGCCGGCAAGAGTCAAACAGCAATCACCGGCGGCGGCAAGGGTGTCAAGTGGATTCCAATGGCCCAGTCAAACAGAGACATGCAATTCATGGAGTGGCAGATTTATCTGGCACGAAAGATCTGCGCGGTCTTTGGTGTTCAGCCTCAGGATATCGGATTGAACTTTGACGTCAACAAGAGCACTTCCGAGTACGGCGCCGCCTTCACCGCGGACAACGGTATCGCACCGCTATGCGAGCTGATCGCGGATTACATTACCCGCGAAATCGTCTGGTTGTATGACAGAAACCTTAGATTTGTTTACACCGATGTAGGTAGGGAATCAGCAGCCGCAGTTTCCGATTACTACAAGGCTGCACTTGCTGGCCTCCCATGGCTCCGCCTCAACGACGCACTAAAAGAGCGCGGTCAAGATGCTGTTGGCGACCTTGGAAACGAGATCTGGATGCCAAGCCCACTTGGCTACATGCCACTTAGGTACTACGAACTTTACCTGAAGGGCAAGGTCGGCGATCCCGATATGCCACCGCCGCCGACCGTCCCAGACGCCCCAGAGGGCGCGGTAGATACGTCGCCTGGCGCCCCAGAGAGCGGCACCCCAAGCCAGAAGCCACAGCAGGGTAAGGATCAGCTTGACTCAAAGCCGAACCCAGACATGAATCCAAGACAGCAGGAAAACAAGAAGAGGATTGTTGTTATTGAGCCAGAAGCAATTCTTTCAGAGGATTGCCCGCCAAGTGTTATCGACGCAATTGAGGCACATGTTGATTCCGGCGCCGAGGTAATTGCGATTACTAGGTCAAAGGGAGACACTGAATCAATTCGGGCTGGCCTCGAAGACTGCGGCATTGATGTTGCGGATGTTCTTTGTAACTCCTTCCCAGAAGATTCAGTTTTGCAATTCAAGCGATATGAGGCCCAGAAGATTGGGCGACGCGGTGAAGAGGTTGTTGCTTTCTATGACACCGACTCCACCATCGTTGCCGCATACCGATCCTCCTATCCAGCAGCAGAAGACATTTCCCTCGTCGAGTCAGAGAAGGCGGACGGAATAAACCTGAACGTCCCGGCCGGTGTTCGCGCAGAGGCGAAGCGTGGTCTTGAATGGCGACGAGAGTACGGACGCGGCGGCATTGGCCCTGGCCAGCAGACCGCAAGAATGCTTATTGGAAACAAGATGACCATTGCCCGCGTGCGAAAGATGCGAGCGTTCCTTGCCCGACACGAAGTCGATAAGCAGGGCGAAGGATTCTCGCCGGGGGAGAAGGGCTTCCCATCTGCTGGCAGAATTGCCTGGGCCCTCTGGGGTGGCGATGCCGGTCAGGCTTGGGCCAATAAGGTTATGCGATCCGTTGAGTCCAGAGAGAGAAACGGGTAGGGCGAATGTCGGATAAATACTTCCATACACAACCCTGCTTTTGCCTACCCTGCCGCATACTCAAGCAGGACAAGGGCGAGCGATTGCCATTAAAGATTAACAATCCAGCGCCAGAGAAAAAGCCTAAGAAGGCACGTGGCGCAAAGAAGGTCTAATGGCACACAAAGATCCGGTGACGCCGGCCCTAAGAAAAGCTATCCTGGACCGAGACCGCGGATGCGTTGGGCCAAGGGTCGGCATGCACGATCAGTGCGGCAGTCAGTTTGGCTCCGGGGCGCAGATCGTATTGGAGCTCGATCACGTATTCAATTCTGGAATGGGAAAGCGCGGCCCTTCGGAAATGTGGAACCTTGTAACCCTTTGCGGCTGGCATCACCGGATTAAGACCGAGTCGTCCAAGAAGTGGCGCGAGGTATTGTACGAATACTTGGAGGGATTTCAATATGACAGAGAGCAGTATCTACCGTAACCAGCCATGCTCAAGCCGGATCTGCCCATCTAAGCAGGCGAGCCTGATTTCCAGGGGCCTTGGCCCTATGGTAAAAAGAGGAAATCAAAAGTACCACCTGTGCTGCCTTCCCGAGCGCGGCTTGACAAAGGGTGATACAATCAAGTAAGGTGATACCAGAAGGAGGGAATCATGGCAGACAAGGGAATCTGGTGGAGATCCTGCTACGCATGTAGCGGAAAACTTTACGAGCTATCTGATGGTTTGCTATTTTGCTCTAACGAGCACTGTAAGCGTGGCGGTAGGGTAATGTCATTTGAGGAGACGGCAGACAAGGCTGGTCAAGTCCAGTCGACATGCATCCTTGAAGATTGCCTAATGCACAGAAAGGGAAGGTATGCAGATGACGGAAGTGGAAATGGCAGACCTTGGGAGATCGAGGTTCAGCCTTCAACTGGAAAGAATCCTAAGCGACGACCTGGGCGCAAGACCAAAAGTTCTTCTCGGGTTTGAGGCGGCAAACGCCGCAGCGGCTATGGAGAATAGTCTTTCCTATGAAGATCGTTCTGCATATCACATGGGCATAAACTACGCTCTTGAAGCGTGGCTCACCGCCCCTAACGATCTAGTAAAGGATTAGTTTCGCATGAAGCAAACTGGTGCAAATTTTGCAGAGCAGCGCCTAATACAGCGAAAGAAGACGGCTCAGGTTTGGCGACTGCTAGAAGAAACCGGAATTAAGCGTCGGTTTCTTGCACGACACCTTGGAGTGTCGTATGGTTATCTCAACCAAGTTCAGTATGGGCAGGCCCCAATCAGCGGGCCAATGCGAAAGCGCATTGCTGAATTTCTTGGTGTAGAGGAAAAGAGACTGTTCGAAGACCTCGATCAGTTCATGAGTAATAAGGAGAGCGAAAATGGCATTTGATAAGAGCGCACTTAAGGATTACGTAGATGTCGCAGAGCGCATCCGCGCGTGGTACGAGGCATATCCAAACGCCCGCATTGAGACGCGCATTATTGAGCATAACGAAAAGCGCGTAGTTATTGAGGCGCGTGCATATCGCGGCGTCAAGGAAGACAACGGGCTTGACGAAAGGCTTGGCTTCGTGGACGATCGTCCAGCAGGCATTGGCCATAGCGCCATGCAGATCCCAGGGGCGACTCCATACACTCGCGGCTCAGAGATTGAGAACTGCGAGACTTCGGCAGTAGGGCGTGCACTTGTGATGGCTGGGCTCCCATCGAAGCGAATCGCTTCAGATGATGAGATCAAGTCAAAGGGTGGCACTTCCAAGACGATCGCCAAGGCAGCGGCAGAGATTTTTGAGGATGCCGTTTTCCCGCCGCACGTCCAGAAGTACGTTGATGATTTTGACGCGGCAACCACCGTGGAGCAACTCAATGCAATCGGGCAGAAGATCAACAACTCTTCAGCCGACGGCGTTGAGATTGACGATGTTTCTCGCCAGTACCTTGTGAATAAGTTCAAGACCCGTCGCGCTGAGATTGCTGGATGATTCCAGAGAGGCATCCAGAGCACGTTAGCGTAAGCGAGTTGCGCGAGTTTCTTTCCTGCCCGCTCAGGTGGTGGTACAAATACCGCATGGGCATGTGGACAGAAAGAACAACGCCGTACTTTGCTTTGGGTACCTCCGTTCATGCTGGGCTCCAGAAGTGGTACGAGCCACTTACTGGAGGCAAGAAGCACGGAGACCTTACGAAGGTTTTTGATTACTACCGAAAGACCTGGGCGCTTGAGTCGTCAAAGGTTGACTGGACGGGGGAGAAGGATCGAGACCTCCTTAGTGAGGGGTTTAACGGCGAAGAGATGCTCCGCGCCGCAATCTATGCCGGGGATGATTGGGAGGCTAAGGCCGTTGAGCACACAATGTTCTCTGAGAT